CCGAGGTGCTCAACGACCCGCGGCTCGAGACGCAGGTGCCCAACGTGTCGCGGACCAAGATTACTATTCACGCGCTCAAGAAGATTTTCGCAGTGTAATACTATAAAATGCCATTGTATGTTAAAGGTCGCGATCTTCATGGAGCCAATGCATTTCGTCTAGAAAATGCACGCGGGGAGCGCGTCTTGACGTCCAACATGATCGGCAGTCATCCCGTCTATACGTCTCGTGTAAATCAGTCCAATACTACGAATAAAAACCATATCAGGGTGTTGAGCAACTACATAGCAAATAGGTTACGCAATTACTCGTCGCCCAACACCAAAAGAAAGCTCCAGGGCATGATGAATTCAGTATTTAATAAGCGCACATCCAACCAGAAAGGTTATCAGGAACAGTATTTACGTGACTTGGCTCGGTACAAGGAACGGGTCGAGCCACTTCGCAATTTGAGAAAGTTCCTCGCAAACTATAACCAGCCCATTAATAACATCACGCAACAAATAAACGCAGAGACGGCTGCTTTTACGGCAGCGACCGAACGGTGGGTCCGTCACCAGGATCAGATTAAATATTGGCGATGGGTGAAAAATACAGTGGTTCCAGAAGTTCTTCGCAAAATTTAATATTTCCACAAATTAAATGACGATCGGCTCTCGCGCTCAGGTGTACCACGGCAACGCCACCGAGACCGCAGGCGGCCTCAAGAAGAAGGACCTCAAGATGGTCAAGAAGACGGGTGAAATTGTCAGCAAGTCCAAGTCCAAGGATGAGAAGAAGAACCCATGGATAAAGGCGGTCGCAAAGGCCAAGAAGGAGCTGGGAATCAAGGGCTTTGCGCTGGTCCAGGGGCCACTACTGACCAAGGCGCGCGAAATTTATTCCAAGTAAGTTTTAATGGATAACCTGCGTGGCACGCGGCTCATGCTCAGTCCGGCCATCATGAAGCAGATTCTTCAGACGCCAAAAAAGCGCAGATCCCCTTTGTCAAAACGGGTGGGGCGCTCGAAGACGGCTCGGGCTCCTGCTCGCCGTAAAACCGGATCTGATAAGCTCTCACGGTGAGCCCCCAATTTCCATTGAAAAAGTAATTTGACTCAATGTCAACCATACAAGACAGTTCTTGCCCACGGAAGAGGCCCTCTCGGACATCGGGTGAGACCTGCTTTGAATTTTCATCAAAAATATAGGTCGCATCATCAACCTTGATGCGCAAGGACCCGGACTGGAGGTTCGACTTGAACGGTTCCTGGGGGCAAAGGCGCCTTTCGAGCTCGCACCACCACTCAATAAAGTCGGGGTGCGCCACATCCAGATTGAAGCTCTTGTATGCCGACACACCCCACTTGCACAAGCCACGGGGGATCTGGAAGCGAAGGGTTTTGCCCTCGAGCGTGTACCGGGACTTTTCGCGTCCAGATGGCTGGGCGTCGATGAGGTTCTTCTCTACATCAGACCAAAGAACCATAATAAAATAAAATTGTCGTGTTCTTTTAACTAATGGGTCGTACGATAAAGGGACAGTCTCCCCGCCAGTACCTCCCAAGCGCGACCCGCAGACCGTCAGGTCTCTCACCGATTGCAGAGTCGCCCGAACGGGCCCGCCGTCACTGGAACAAACTGCGTCAGGCGGTCAAACGGCATTCGGAGATGGTGCGTAATCAGCAACGCACTGCAAACCTCGCTCTTCTCGCCCAGGTCCGGGAACTGGACGCCGCCACGGCGAAGGCGCAAGCCTTCTACAAGGCCCAGATGAAGAGATTGGAAAATCAAGCCCGCAACCTCGGGGCCCTAAGTGACCCCAATTACCTCAACGCAAAGAAGTTGCAGCGTGCCGTATACAAGAAGAACATGGCCCAACTCCGCAACGTGAGAAATCACGTGGTCAGAGAACTCGCCCGCAACTCCACGAGTTCCGCGATCCGTCGCAAACTCTACGCCAATGGCATCAAGCGCGGTCGCCACGGGACGTCCCAGAACAACTGGCAAAACTGGACCAACAAGTTGTGGCACGAGACGGAACTCAAAGCGCGCGCCGCTCAATTCTTCACCGCTAAAAAGTAGCCCCTAGGGCGTAATTAACAGTCCGCGCAATACCCGACCCCTTGAGCAGGACCCTAAACTCGGTCATGTAGGCATCGGTGCACGAAGGTAGAAAACAATAGGACCCAGACGGGCAGTTGATTTCGTGACTATGTGAATTTTGTTCAGAATTGAAAATCCATAGACCGTCGTCGTAATGACTGAGTTCTATCGGCCTCCTAATCATGTGGTACCCTGGCACCCTGAGAATGTGAAGTGATTTTGATTCTAAATTATATATCAGCCCATCATGAGAGTTGAGGAGGTACCAGAGCCTCCAGGCCCGGTCCTCGGGTATCTTTTTGGGCAAAATTCTAAAAGCCAATTGGACATCAATCGTTGGGCGCGATTCATGTACAATTCTTCTTATCAATTCTGTTGGTAATTTTCTCCAAATTTTGGAGTCCATGGATTACTTGAACTTTACATTTTTATCCAAAATTATATGATTGCGGCAAACGGTTGGACCGATCGGCCCGGTATCTGCATACATGGTCATGTCGTACCCTTCCCACCCCATATTGAAAATGTAGAGTCCAGGGGTCCGGAAGTGTGAAAAGGGTATGCCCCTCCGTATGATCCAGTACCGTTCGCTCATCCCTGAAAAGTCAAACATGGTCCGGGTCGTCCGGTCATAGACAATTTCGCTTCGAAATTGAAAATTTTTATCAAAATTAAGCTGACCAGGTGGGAACCCAAAGGATCTCCGGATATCGATATCCCCCAAAAAATTAATGATGTAAAGTGCCAGGTCATTGGGTAGGGACCGCCACACAGGGTCCATTACTTTTTAAAGTTTTTACAGTTTTTATATGGTGCGCAACTTGCACGCATCGTGAAGCCCTTTATCGTACCCAAAAGGCATGCCAACTTGGAAAATTTACGAGGTAAATTGAAGACCTTTTTGTTCGAGTCCCTTACACACTTCTTGTTCCTGGGCCCCGACCGACAACAGCTTTTCATTTGAAATTTAGTTGTGAAATTAATTTTTTATTTGGAAATAAGGGCGTTGTATATACCGTATATAGCCGCTATATTCACAAATAATAGGAAACTAGACACGGTCATTTTGGCCCGCGTGGATTTCGCCGCAATGTCTCCAAATCCAGCTGTAGAAAATGAAACTATGGAAAAATAAACCAAATCAGCAAATCTGTCGGCTCCACCCTTACGCAGGCCGGTCATGTCATTGTCCGATACCCAACTAAAAAGGAAGGCGGCGAACCCAACGTTCGTAAGAAACAGTGCAAGTAGGAGTTTTATTAAATCTTGAATCATTTATATTTTGCTTAGAAAATTAACCCGAACACATGAGGCACGACTCGGGGTTTTCCCGTGAGCACGCCAGGATCTGCTCCTGTGTCGGTGCGACCGGGACCGTCACCTGCTGAGCCCGAGCCTTGGCACGCGTCCGCAGGTAGTACATGCCCGTCTTGAGCCCCTTCTTCCAACCGTACATGTGCATGCTCGACAGTTTGGCCAGAGTTGGATTTTCCATGAAAATGTTGAGCGACTGTGACTGGTCGATGTAAGCACCCCGGTCAGCCGCCATGTCCAGGATGGATTTCTGTGGAATTTCCCAAACCGTCCGGTAGATGCCCTTGAGGTTCTCGGGAATTTCTGGAACATTCTGGACCGACCCGCCGTGCCGAACAATTTCATTCTTAATTTTGGGGGTCCAAAGTCCAAGCTTTTGGAGATCTTTCACGAGGTGCTTATTGACCATGATGAACTCGCCAGCCAGGGTCCGACGCAGGTACAGGTTGGTCGTGTACGGCTCGAAGCACTCGTTGTTCCCCATGATCTGGGAGGTGGAGGCGGTCGGCATCGGTGCGACCAAGAGGGAGTTCCGGAGGCCATGGGTCTTGACCTGGTCCCGAATTTCGTTCCAAAATTCATTCGTCCCAAGCCCCCACATGTCGGGCTGAAAGATGCCATCGGACGCCGGCGACCCCTTGAAGGTTTCGTAAGGTCCCTCCTCCTTGGCGAGTTCACAAGACTCGGTCAGGGCCGCGTGGTAAATTGCCTCGAAAATCCCCTTGTTCAGCTGGCGAGCCTTGGGGTCGTCAAAGGGCAGACCCATCATCATGAACACGTCAGCCAGGCCCTGAACGCCGATGGCGATTGGTCGGTGGCGCATGTTGCTCTTGCGGGCCGCTTCGGTCGGGTAAAAGTTCTCGTCGATGACGCGGTTCAGGTTCCGCGTGACGATGCGGGCAACCTCATGAAGCTTGCCAAAGTCAAACTCGAGACGAGTTCCATCGAAACTCTTCTTCACGAACGCCGGCAGGCTAATACTCGCCAGGTTGCACACTGCAGTTTCGTCTGGTGTTGAAACCTCAAAAATTTCCGTGCAGTTTCCTGTAATCACACCGTTGAAGATGCCCATGTGACGCTTCGGCTCGTTGAAGCAGTAGGTTGAATCCATGCGCCCATTGTCTTCTATCGACACGACGCGGACATACTGCCGAACGTCCCGGGTGACAGGTGTAAAGTCGTTGAGATCTAGGCGGTGTGTCACGAATCCTGCATTGATCAGCGTCTCGACTCCGAGAGCAGACACGACAAGTCGCCAACACGCCTGGGTGTCGAACGTCTTCTTACCACCCTTGCCGTCGGGAAGCTCTCTCTCGCCCGCCTCGTGCAAAAGACCTATGGTTGAACTCACACCGAGGGTATGAAGCATGAGCTGAATGTCTCGAAGAAAGTTCATATGAATCGATCCAACCGAAATACTCTTTTGGGTCGGATTTCCAGGGCATCCCTGTGTATGACCGTCTGCGTCACACAGCCCGGCGAACCAGTCGAGACGGGTTTTCACTGTACCCCGTAGAGGAACTTTGAATTTATTATGAAGATCATAAGGGAGCTGCACATTCAAACGACCTGACGCGTCTTCTTGACCCGACATCGTTCGAACCTCCAAGTGCTCTACGAGTTTCTTCTTTTCACCGTACAGTGAGACTGTTGGAATCGTTTTGAAACCCGCGTATGTCGAGTGGTAGGTGCCGTCTCCACAGAAAAACCCGTGAGTATACGGATAACTGAAATCTTCTGTATCTTCGAATTCAACTGGATTTGGGGGAGTCCACTTGATGAGGCGGTCACCTGGAACAAGATTCGTGGTTGGCTTGATTTCCGTGTTTGAACCATATCCGATCTGAAGATGAAACTTGTGGTATTCGGTACACTCGAGGAAAGTGCCGTCACTGAAATTGACACGGACCAAACGACTCTTGTGACTCGTCATCGAGATGGTGACGGCGGACCACTCTTCACCGTTCCATACTTCCACTACTTGCCCGACAAGATCTGATATTTTTTGGTATCCATTTTTGGTGAGAATCATCGTCTCGGGTGCGACACAGAGGTTCGACGACTTGATGGTGCCAATGTTCTTCTGGTTGGACTTGGCGTTCGCGGCATCCTTGTAGCACATGTAGGGTGTGCCCGTCTCCACCTGGGACTTGAGGACCCGGTCCCACACGTCCCGTGCCCGGACCTTACGCTTGAACCGGCCCTGAGCCACATATGTCCGGTACAGCTCGTTGAACTCTTCGCCCCAGACGTCGGGCAGGCCCGGGCACTCGTTCGGGCACATGAGGTGCCAGTCCTCGTCCTTCTCCACCTTTTCCATGAAGAGGTCCGGGATCCATAGGGCCGTGAAGAGATCGCGACAACGGGCCTCCTCGTCCCCCTGGTTCAGGCGCAGCTCAAGAAACTCCATGACGTCGGCGTGCCACGGCTCCAGGTACACGGCGATCGAGCCCTTGCGCTTCCCACCCCCCTGGTTTACGTACCGGGCCGTGTTATTGTAGACGCGCAGCATGGGCACGATGCCGTCCGCCACTCCGTTAGTGCCCTTGATTGGTGTTCCGGCGGCGCGGATGTTCGAGCAGTGGATGCCGATTCCGCCAGACCACTTGGAAATGTGGGCGCACTCCTTGAGCGTCTCAAAGATGCCCTCAATTGAGTCGTCCTTCATGGCCACCAGGAAACAGCTGGACATCTGAGGGTGGTTCGTACCGGCGTTGAAGAGGGTCGGTGTGGCGTGTGTAAAATACTTCTGGGACATCAGGTCGTACGTCTCGCGAACCCGGGGATAGTCGTCGCCATGGATGCCTACGGCCACGCGCATGAAGAGGTACTGTGGCGTCTCACCGACGTTCAGGTAACCCTTCTGAAGTGTCTTGATTCCAAAGTACCCAAAGTCGTAGTCGCGCTTGTGTTGGATCCAGGTGTCCATATCGAGCTTCAGGCACTTCATGAAATAGTCGCTCACGATGCCCCGCGAGTGCAGACCGAGCATGGCGTCCGAAAACGTCTTGGGGCTGGTCTTTTGCAGGTTACTGGCGACGATGCGGGTCGCCAGAATCTCGTAGTCGGGGTGCTCGGTAATCATACCAATCGCCACCTCGGCCGAGAGGTTGTCAATCTCCGTGGTGGAAATGCCATCGTACATGCTCGTGAAAACCTTCTGGGCCACGCGGTCAGGCTGGATGTTCAGGACCTCGAACTCGGGGGGCGCATTCAGCTTGCTGATGCGCCGGGTCACCTTGTCGAACAGCATCTCAACCTCATCACCCGATCGCTTGATGACCTTCATCTCCCTGTAAAATGCCGATAGTTTTTAACTTGGCTAACATTAAATGAGCACCCGTCTGCTTCCCACGCCCCTGTCGGACGCCTACTTCTCGGACTTTAACCGGGAGCAAATTCACAACGGAATTATCTCCGCCATCCAATCCAAGACGGGCGTCACCATTGAGCGCCAGAACGACCAGGATCTCCAGGCGCTCATGAAGCGCGTGTGGGCCAACATGGCCCGGGACTTTTACAATGACGTGCGAGGACAGGTTTCGGCCATGAATTCCCAGGTGGTCAGGGAGGCGACGGCGACCGTGTCGACGGGCGTCCTTCAGCAGCTCGTGTACCTCCGGGACATCTCTTCGAACCCCGTGCCCCTGCCCGCCCCGATGAGCACCAGCACATACGGAAATAAATTACCCTATAACACTAAGATTGCATTCTAATGAATTGGCAAACTCTTATCATCACTATTTGCTTCGTCTACTGCTTCATCCCTTTGATCCAGATGGGGGCCTATCTCGTCGCGTGCAAACCAGCTGAAGTTTCCACTGAAAACGCGAAATGCGGATGGATGATTAAGGGGGGGTTCGGACTAATTGCATGCATTGCATGCATACTCGGAACATACATGGCTTTTAAAGGTTGAATAATAATATATGAGGGCCCTTGACGACATTCTGATCGGTTTCTTCATTTTCTTTGCGATCGATCGCGCCATCAGGCTGTTTAGTAATGGAATTGTGGACCCCTGGGCCAGCAAGAAGACGACGAACGATCACGTCGTGGAAAACTGGAAGCTCGGGGCTGAGTTCGTTTTGCTCATATTCGCCAGCTTCATTGCGTATAATTACAGAGCGGTCATCCGCCGCTTCAACAAAGCTTAGAGACCAAGGACCCTTTCAACACAATGAATAAATTTAAGGATGAGACGGCAGCTCTTTGCAAGCAGAAGGGATGGGACAAGGCCCCAGTGAGCATCGTATGGATGTTGCTCAACGAGGAAATTGGTGAATTGGCCTCTTCAATTCGTCAGAACCAGAGGATCTACAAGAAGACGGGCCTCAAGAAGGATCGTGGAACCGACGTCATGATGGAAATGGGTGATGTGTTCAGTTATCTTTTCCAGTTGGCGCACATGCTTGACGTGGACATGGATGCGATGTGGGATCTTCACCGCCAAAAGGTGCTGACCAAGACTTATCCAGCAGCAGGCAAAAATAATGTAAGTGTATGTTAATGGCTACGGCCGCAATGGTTGATGATGCTCTGAGCATCAACCGCTTCAACCCCTACACGTGGTCCGGAACCTACGGTCTTTACTCCGATGGGTTCCCGAGCACCCTGTCAATTGATGGTTCGTATACGACCCAGATAAGTAATGAGCCGACCCAGTATCCCGAGCCCCCACCGGGTTCAGCTGACCAGAATATGGACCTGTCTGGCCCCATGTATTTAAAGACGGCCGAGACGAGCCCAGCACCTTTCCGTGGATTTCCCGCGCGCAAGAATGAGTTCCCAGACGGCACGGTGACGTGGTATCGCCCAGGCCAGCCTTGGAGCTGGATGGGTGGTCGTCATGCCCGTGACGATACGTGGACCGCAAATAAAGGGTTCCCGGACCTCCTCATTTGGCTCGTCCTGGCGGTACTGGTTGTGTATATGCTTTCGCGCGTCAAAAAGTAGTCACCTTGGGGGCAACCACCTTGACCAATTTCTTGGACAAATTATCCTTTTCAATTTTTGACCGTTCATTCAATTTGGGGCAAAAATGAACCTCGAGCTGAATGCACTTTGAGCAAAAGTCCCCCATACAATCACGGCATTTCAGGAACCGGTTCTTGTGGGCACACGACGGCTTGGGCGTCATGACCATATCGTAAGCCTGCTCGGGCGTCATCATCCTCTTCTAGTTCACAAACAATTTCATTCTTAAATTGGGGAGGGTGGTCGTCGACCAACTCACAGAGCCCATGTACGCGCCCGGCCACGATGCGATCCCAGGCCGCCTTCATGGTCGGTAGGTTCTTCTCGAACCATGAACGGTCACGCTGGACACGGACTACGACGAACTCCTCAGCCTTTCCTTCGCTTGCGGGCCGGTACTGAATAAAGTCGCACTCGTCGAGGTCCGTAATTTCCAATTGTAATTGAACTTGGGGCAAGTAGTGCTTGGGGACCTTGGCCTCAATCTTTCGGGTCAGAGGGCATTTAATTTCGATCAGGAGCCCATCCTCGGTGATGCCATCGGGCGACGCCCCCAGCCATGTATATTCCCGGTGGCGGACAAGGCCAATCTCGTGGGACTTGCGGTTATAGCGTTGATCATAAAGGTCACGGACCAGGGGCTCAAGCAGCGTCCCGTGGGCCGTGGCGGCGTTGCCCTTGAACTGAGTCCGTAGAACCTTCTTTTTGATAAATGCATCTGGTGATTCGTAATGATTTTCCCCAATTGCACTCGCAATGTCGCTGGCGGTAATCATGCCTTCACGCAGGTCTAACCATTCCTGTGATCTTTGTTCAGCATATTCGGCCGCGAGTAGCTCATTCACCCTGCTCAGAAGGTGGGCTTGCCGGTCGGCGCTTGGGGGGTCCATTCTTATTCTTAAACCGAGGATCCGTCTTAAGTACAATTTCGGCGGCGTTTTGTTCCGCCTGCTTTTTGGTGCTCGCAAAACCCGAACCACACTCCATCCCGTCCACTACGACCGCGATGAAGAACTGGCCATTGAACTGGCCCTTGAGTTGATAGTCGGGCAACGGGTACTTGAGGGACTGGCACCACCTCATGAGCTGGTCCTTGTAGTTGTCGTCCACAAGGGACGTCTCCACCTTGGTGAATGAATTTAGAACAAAATTCTTGGCATGGATCATCCCCAGGTCAAGGTACACTGCACCCACGAGGGCCTCGAAGACATCCTCCATGATGTGCTCATTAGTGTTCCATCCGTTGCGCTCGCCCTTTTCATCCATCAAAATCAATTTGTCCAGTCCCATATTTTTGGAAATTTCGCAAAGCGTCTTGCCCCTGACCATCTTGGTCCGGGCCTTGGTCAGGAACCCCTCCTGGTGTTTCTCGTACTGATCAAACAGGTGCTTCGTAATGACGAAACCGAGGACGGAGTCGCCCATGAACTCTAGAGTTTCGTACGAACCAGTCAGTCCAGAATAGCGCTTCAAGGCTGACTTGTGCGTAAAGGCCCTGCGATACAGTGCCATGTCTTTGACTTTTGTCCCCACGAGAGCATTCAGTTGATCGCGTGAAAGCTCTGGCGGAGAGACTTTGACGTCCTCCATTTTGTGTTTTGTTGTACTATTGTACTAGCTTTTAAGCCGAGGCGGTCTTCGCAATCTTGGGGCGCGACTTCTTCTCAGCAGGGGGGGCGGCCTCAGTGGAAGTCACAGCGGCCTTTGGCTTGGCGACCTTCTTGGGCGCCTCGGGCTTGGCCTCCTTGATGTAGTGTGGGTTGATGTACTTCTGGATGTTCAGGAAGGTCACCTGCACATCAGCCGGTGGCTGCAGCAGCTCCTTCAGTGTGGCGTCCAGGCTGATGTTCTGGCCCGTCTTCAGGCCCTTCTCGGTCACGTAGCCGTTGATGCGTGCCGTCACCTGAGAACGCGAGATCTTCTCATCGGCCGCCAGGCCCAGGAAGGCCCGCAGCTTGTCGGACACGCCCAGGGGCTTGTTGAAACCGTTGTTCTGAGCACGGGCGGCGCGCTTCTCGCCGTCGGGGTCCTCAAAGTGCTGGCGAATCTTGCGCACATCCTTGCGCAGCGCCTTCAGCTCCTTAGCGAGGGTCTCCAGGGTAACAGTCTCGGTGGCCATTTCTACTCTACATACAGTGGCCATCTTTAAGCCAGAGAAACGATGGACAAAAATACGATAACCAACGCAAAAAGCGGAATTTTCATTCTTTCCCAGACCGTTTGGGAAGGGGACGTGGCCACCTGAAATTCGCTCGCCCCCTTGGTAGGCGTTGGCTGGTCGCTCGTTGCGAGGCTCTTCCCAAATCCAGGCGGCAGCGCCGTTCCTGACGACGGGCGCAGCTCGTTCTGGACTTGGAGAATGTTCGGCACCCCAGGGGTCGACGTGCAGGCCGGAACGCAGCACCCATTGTCACATGGCGTCACCAACCCGTTCTGACGGTTTATGTAAGCGCACACCTGTGAGTCAGGGGCGATGGGGTTGGACAGGCACGTGCAGCCCTTCAGGAGGAGCGAGGCGGGGCACGTCGTCATCTAGTGTTAAAGAAGAAATTAGTTCTCAGTATATAATGGAGTACGGCACGCCCCAGAAGCTTCCAGACGGTCGGTACTTTCTGAAGATTTCGGGTGCCCGTCACCAGGTGAATGGTCTCGTCCTCCAGGACTCGTTCGCCACCAAGTCCGTCAACTTCAAGACGGACTCTGATATTTTTGCGAAAATTGATGAGCAGGTCCTGACACAGGCCAAGCAGTCCAAGCAGGAGTGGTTCGGCAAGGAGCTCAGCGACGAGACCATTCAGAGCGCTTACCAGGAGAGCGTGACGGACGGTGTCCTCGGCGCGTCCCTCGTGACTGTGAAGGGTCAGGTGGGGACGATGGCCTTTGACACGCGCAAGAACCCAGTGGAACTCAAGGACATCCAGGCCGAGACGACGTGTGATTGTGTAATTGAGCTGTCGGGTCTGTGGTTCCTGAAAAAGTCGTTCGGCCCCATCTGGCGCGTTGTCCAGGTGCGAGTCCGGGCGGCCCCCAAGGCGCCAGAGATCCCCAAGGAGTATCTTTTCTCAGACGAGCCCGAGGAGCCAGAGGCCGAGGACCCGGCCGACTACCTTGACTAGGACCCCAGCCCAAAAAAATTATCGGTAACTTATAATAATATGGATCGCAAGGGACTGGCAATTCTTCTCCTGGCGGCCGTCATCCTCATGCTTCTGTTCGCCCCCAAGTCCAGCGGCTTTGGTGGCGCCAACTCGGGCATCATGGGCCTCAACCTGGGCAACACCATGCCCAGCATGTACGGCGGTGGTTACGGTCACGCCAGCTCAGCGATGAACAAGCTGGGCGCTCATGGCTCCCCCTACGAGGGTGGCTCGGCTGGCGCACCCGCCTCGGCCGCGAACCTGATTCCTCGTGAGGTTGTCCAGACGGAGGACTTTGGTCAGTTCAGCCCAGACAAGATCCTGAGCGGCCAGAACTACCTGGATCCCCGCAACCAGATTGGTTACCCAGAGACGGTGGGCGGTGTGCTGCGCAACGCGAACCGTCAGTTCCGCTCGGAGCCCATCAACCCCCGCAACCCAGTGAGCATCTTCAACCTCAGCACGATCCCACCAGACACCATGCGTCCCAAGTTTGAGATCAGCCCCGAGTATCAGTGAGTCTCGAAGAAACTCGTGAGTTTCTTCCCCGCGTCAAGCTTCGCACAGTAATTTATACGAAATTAACAGAAATGGACTTTAAAGCAGCCATGACTGAGTGGGTCGCCCTCAAGGCCCAGTTGGCCGCAGCTCGCAAAGATCTCAGCGTTCTGAACACGCGCGAGAAGGATCTTCGCAAGTTTGTGACGAAGCATATGGCGGAGAACGAGATTGACACCGTCAAGGTCCAGGACAAGGTCAAGGTCAATTTCAAAAAGAAGAAGACCAAGGCGCCAATCACAAAGGATGTCATAAAGAAGGGTCTGACGAGCTATTTTGGTGGAAATGAGGCCCAGGTCGAGGGTGCTTTCCAGGCCATTCTGGATGCTGCACCCGTCAAGGAAACGACGGGTGTGATGGTCACTGGCCTCAAGGAGCTGGCTTAGAGGCACGAGCCACTTTTGAAATAAGTAAAAAATGGGCATCAACGACGAGTACTCTCGCGACGCCTACAATTACGAGCTCGCGTACGATTCCGACGGGTCGGACGACGTGGACCTTGAGCTCCACCCAGAGGACTGGCAGGACATGTACTCCCAGGAGCTTCTGGATGGGTGGATGGTCATCCGAGGCTACGCTGATGAGCACTACTTGAAGATCAGCGGAACCTTCCCCGACTTTGTGGATCTTGTGCTGAAGCCCGAAGAGTGGTACACGCGTGAGAATCCCCAGCCCGTGTGGCGGATCATGTGGGACATGATGAAGAATTTTCCAATTATCTCAGAGCGGGTCCAGGCGCCAAACTTTTACGCGTGGGCCGAAAAATATATTGGCTATTTTTAAATGATTGACATTACCGGCCCCAAGGTGCTTGTGCCAGCCCTCCTGTTCGCCGTCCTCAGCCCAGGCCTGCTGCTGGCCCTGCCCCCCGCCGCATCGCGTCAGGTCCAGACCCTGTTCCACGCGCTGGTGCTGGCCTTCGTGTACTGGGCGATCGCCAAGTTTGTGCTGAAGCTCAGCCTGACGAAGACTGACCTGATTGTGCCAGCCGTGCTGTTCGTCCTGCTGACTCCAGGCGTGCTGCTGACCCTGCCACCCATGAACGGTGGCATCTTCATGTCGGGCCAGACGGGCCCAGTGGCGGTCGGTGCCCACACCCTGGTCTTCGCGCTGGTGTTTGCGTTCCTGCGCGGCCAGTTCCCCCAGTATTATTAGACTAAAATTGTAAAATGGTACGGTGCCTAGCAATAGGCCCTGGAGCCATGGGGTTCTTCCTTTTTCTAGGGGTCCTCGCAAAACTAAAGCAAATCGGTGAACTTGACGCCCTTGAGGAAATCTCAGGAGCGTCAGCCGGAGGCCTTCTAGGCTTTCTGTTTCTCGCGACGAAAGGGGACCTGTCAAAGGTTCTCGATTATGCTCTCAGCGTACCCGTGAAACAGATCATGAAACCAAACATTCGTAATTTTCTCAAAAATTATGGACTCGTGTCCCCTATGAAAGTTCGCAAAGTCCTTTCAGAGGCTTGTGTCAAATTTATTGGAAAATCTGATGTGACTTTTCAAGAACTTTATGAACGGCACCCCATCAAGTTCCACGTGTCGGCCTATTGTGTGGACCTCATGAAGACGGATTACTTTTCGGTCGACACGACTCCGGCCATGAGCGTCCTGGACGCCGTGAGCGCCACCATCTCCATCCCATTTCTGTTTTCGGTCGTCAAGGTTGGCGAGTGGTCGTACATCGACGGGGGCGCGGCCGAATCCGTCCCAGGCGGCCCTTTTCTAGGAAAAGACGGGTCTTTGGCTTTGAGTCTGGCCCCTTCACGACCCGCACCCGTTGTGGACGTCAAGTCCTATTCAATCGGCATCTTGTATTCTACAATGAAATTGAGGGCCAACTACGAAATGCGTACAATTTCACTCGAGGCTTCGGACGTTGATATATTTGATTTCGGTGCGTCCAATGATGGAAAGCTCAGGATGTTCATGAAGGGTCTGGCCACAAACTTTTCTTGAGCAATTTCAAATGAAATCCCACCTGCGTTCCAGCCACGTCCGCCATAACACTCGTCGTGTCATCCGCGTGACCCGTCGTGACGGCACCAAGTATACGTACGTCCGCAAGGCGGCCGTGAGCCGCGTGTCGGCCGTTCCCGCCAAGGATGTTGGTGCGGCTGGCAAGAGCACCAAGGTGATCGGCAAGCTCAAGGGCGGTATGCTCACCAAGTACGGGTATCACCCAGTAGAGGCGATGACCAACCGCCACAAGGCGCTCAGCAAGGGCATCAGCCAGGGTGAGAAGCCCCTGTCCGTCATGCGTCGCCTCGTGGCGATCAGCACGCTGACCAAGCGGACCCTGCCCCGCGCGTCCCGCATCTACAAGCAGGATGCTATGTGGATCCGCAGCAAGTACGCAAAGTCTTTTGGTAAAAAATGATTTGTTATATTATTAATGAACCAACTTCCCGTTGTGAAAGTGACGCGACCGCCGTCCGCACCTGGAATGGCGGCGTTCGGTGCGACCCCAATGGGCCTACCCTTGTTGGGTCCTAGGAATTTCTCACGGCAAACCCTGGCCAGCATCGCCGCACACCCAAAAGAACCGGGTATGTGGAACATGGGCGCCAGTGGTATGCAACCCGTCATAGCTACTAATTTACCACCTGGGTTTGCTCCGGGTTTGGGGAGATATAATGGAAACTTGGCGCTTGTGGTGAATCCCAATGCAACTGGAGCCGGTAGGACCAAGGGGTTTTTAGTAAACCCACAAGAACTTGCTGGTTTTGCCCGAAGAGCTGTGAATGACCCAACGTATTCAGGGATGCGAGTTGGGGTGCATCCTTTTATGGGGACCATGGCGCGTAATGAGGTTCCACCAAACTACGGACCACCCCCCCCTCCCGTAAACACGGCCGCGACGAGCCGCCGGATATTGGAGGGTTTGGGTCTGTTCAACAACAAAAAGCCCATAAAATTGGTGCCGCCGCCCGCGCGTCCCGCGGCTTCCGTCGCATCCGGAATTGGTCCCCGCCGTGCAGAATCTTCTGTAGGCTCCTCCCAGCCCAGGCGGCGGCGCAACACCAACAACGAAGCCACTTCTAGGCTTCGTCCCCCACCCGCACCACCAGCACCACCTCGTCCCCCACCGCCACCGCCGCCAGCGAGAACGGGCCGAATGAACACCAAAAACGGTGGTGGGGCGAACGCGGCCGTGCGCGCGGCGCCGTTGCGCTGGACGACCCTTGGCAATATCACCGGTGTCCGTCAGCGTGGAAACGCGACGGTTTCGCTCTTTAACTATGACCCCGCACTAGCGACGCAAATGGCGGAGGGATATGCAGCGGGGAACATACTAGCGGATAGAAGACGAGAGGAGGCTAGCGCGCGTCGATTCAATACGGCGAGTCGGGCGATTGAGGCGGACGCGAGGTATTACGCGGAGGTCTGGGCCCCTATATTGGCGCGGATCCGCGCCGCCGAAGAGCGCGAGGCCCGCAAAATTTGGGAAAGAGAGGAGCGGGAGCGCCAAGCTGCTGAACAGAAAGCGTTCGCTGAACGGGTGCGCCAAGAATGGGAACTATACGGACCATGGCGTATACATGAACTCACCTGGCCCGCCACGTGGGCCAAGTTTGAACAGCTCGCAAAAGAAGCCGGCGTCCCCAGAAATTTGAGAATTCGCATGGGAAATTTGCCCAGAAACCACGAGTTCTGGACCGGAATCAAGGCCATGGTCGCCAACTCCGTGAACAGAAATGTGCGCAGAGAATTTAAAAATGCTTACGGATACCCCCCACCATCGGATAAAAGTTCGGCTTCGCGCTTTTTTGGCGCCCTGGTTCGGCCATTCAAGGGCTTGTGGGAGCAGCTTCCGTCGGCGGGGGCTGAAATCAACGCGGAACTGAAAAAGAGACGCGAGGAAGCGGACCGGGCGCAGCGCGAGGCATGGGAAGCTCATCAGGCCCAACTGGCCCGTGAAGAAGAAGCCAAACGTGCGGCGGCGGCGGCGGCCCTGGCTGAAATTCGGGCCCAAAAAGAGCGCAACACGGAGGCGGCGCGCCAAGCGGCGAACGCCGCCCGCGAGGCGACCCGCGCGGCGGCGCGCGAGGCGGCCCGCGAGGCGGAACGGGCCCGTTCGCTAGCAAACCGTCGGCGCCAAAAAGCCGTTCGGATGGTGAAGAACTTGGCTCCCAGATGGCGCGCTGCAGCGGCGTCATCTTCTAGACGCCGAGTCATCCAAGACGCGAATCTTCCGGCGGTCCTCAAAACCGAGCTTTTAAGCCTCCTACCAAATGATAAAAAGCTGGCTGAACTGATCAACAAGGCCCGTCGAAGCGAGACCCCTGCCGCCATCCAAAAGCTGGCCAACTACGCGAGTCGGACCGTGTTCAACAAGAAATTAACGTCAATTTTGAGTGAAATACAGGTTGGTAAGACGCGGCTCCACCCCTTGCCCAAATCAGCAGTCCTGGCTCTTGAAAACAGTCAGCGTAAGCGTGAAAACAAGTTCGGTATCCGCGGGTTCACCCCGGCCACGTTCGAGGCGAACCTAGAAAGGACCAAAACTCGGCACGCAGCCGAGGCGGTGGCCCGAAAAGCCGATCAGGAAAGAGCAGAAGAGCGCTCTCGCGAGCTGTACAAAAAAATGTTAAAGATGGAGCAACTCAAGGTCCAGCTCACCCTATCCAACTTGGAGAAGACGCGGAAAAATATTTCAAAATTGAAAAATAACACTAAAATCAAGGCGGTCATTAACAAGCCAACGGACGAAATCAAGGCGCTGAAAAAGGAACTCGAGAATGCCGAAGCCGATAACGCCAAGAGCGCGGAAAAGTTCAAGAATTTGATTGAAAATCCCCCCGCCAACGCGTATAAAAGTCGCATTTACATGGGTACTAATGTAAATGGAGCCAGTAGAGAGCTCGTTCAAGCTAGAAAGCGTACACTCGAGGCTCATGCTAAATATTTCACCGAACTCGCCAAAGTCGCCGCGGGCGGGGCGGGGCCGCTATCGAAGCAAAGATGGCTAGGCGTCGTCGACAAAATTAAAACAGAGCTGAAGGCGGGCCAGGAGAGGGCCCGGGCGGCGGCGAAACTTTCGGCTTTCGCACGGGCTTCACCATTTCCCGGAGGCCGTTTCGTCCCCCCACAAAGCAAGGGGTTCGTGCTCAATGCCCTACAGGCGCGCAAAAATCTGAACGCTTCCGTTTATGCAGCGCGCAAAGAGGGGGCCGAGGCGCGCGCAAAGTGGGCCGCGAGTGAAGCCAACAAGGCGCAAAAGACGGCCAACGCAAATGCAAAAGTGGCGGCGAACCTCGCCATCAAGGCTGAACGGCTGGCCCAAAATGCAAAAGCCCTCAAATCGTACAAACCAGAAATGAGCAACCCCTCTAAAAAGTCGGGGACGGAAATCGAGGCGAACCGGCTGGCCAAAGCGGCTGCAAACGCGGCGACCAAGGCGAACCAGTCGAAACAGAACGCTGCAAAAATGGCGGCGTATGCCAAGCTGGAGGCGAACCAAGCCGCCCTCTGGTCGCCGCAGAAGGCGCGCGCAGAGGCGATGAAGAGGCGCCCTGCACCCGCAGCATCTCGCCCAACGAACGCCAGCAAAGTGCGGGCTGCACCCGCAGCACCTCGCCCAACGAACGCCAGCAAAGTGCGGGCTGCACAAAGGCAAATGAACAGCAAGACGGCTGCGAATGCTGAAGCGAGGGCGAAGGCCGTCGAGAATGCCAAAGAGAAACTGAGGGCGAAGCTTCAGAAGCCACCACGACCGGAGGAAGTATTGGTTCTTAGTGGTCGCGCGGGAAGCTCATCAGGGGCGGTGCTAAAGTCGCCTGCTCGTAGTGCGACATTTAGGAAGTAAATAACTTTTATTATGAATGATGTAGAGAGACGGCTTGGTTTTTTTCTATTATAATATCATGATGCAATCGCCTCCTATCAAGGAAAAAAGAGCCTCCAGTAAGCGAGTGTCATTTACAAATATTAACGAAGTTGCTTATGTGACGCCTAATAGAAACAAGGGTAATGCTAGAAAACCTTCAAATAAAATGTTGGCAATTTCCAAGGAAATGAGACCGGGTAGTTTGAATTCGGCGCGTCAAATGGCCGCCAATTTGGCTAGACAGGTTGCAGGAAACGAAAACAATGTGTTCTACAACGCCCCATTCAATTTTAGCAATAATAACAAAGCCGGCAATTTTAGCAACAAAAATAAAGCCATTATTGAGGCGGCGCGGAACGCCCTTACCAAAACCATCAAGGCGGCGCAAAATGCCGAAAATGCCGCTATACGCGCAGAGGCGGCAGCCGCTCTAGCTCATGAAAAGACGCTGCGACTGCAGGCGGCCAATTCCCCGAGTCCCAATAAGCCCAAATTCGTTCCGTTTAGCGGAAAAGGGCGGTGGGCCTCCACCGTGAGAAGCCGAATTTTTCCTTCATTGAAAAGCGCCAACTTCATCCACCCCGCACTGAGAAGAGCTCGA